CAATATACTTTCTAACAGTCAATAATAATCTTCTTACGTTGATTCTATCTAATGCAGATGGTTTATCTTGTAAAGTTTTTTGTCCGAATACAACGATGCCTTGTCCAGGGAATTGTACAATTGGATTTACTTTTGCTTCATATAATGTATCTTTTTCAGATTGTGTTAATCTATTCAATACACTAACTGCTCCTACTAATCCACCTCTATTTAAACCGGCTGGTGCGAACCATTCTGCTGCTACTCTATCGTTTGCTGCGAATACGCCAGGTAATAATACTGAAGGTGGTACTGAAATTAATTTGTTTGTGTTAATATCAATTGTCTTAACCCAAGGATAGTAAGTTGCTACCATATTTGAATCAATTGCGTCTGATTGTGCAGTTACTAAACTAATTGAATCGTTTACTGAAGTTGAATCCATAATATAGAAACAATCATTTCTTTGCTCAACCATATCTAATACTGAAGTTACTACTGAAGGGTGTAATCTTCTTACAACACCTGGAGTTACAACCATATTGATATCAAATTCATCTGCATTTGATAATGCTGCGATGTGTTTAGCGTATGCTACCGAACCACTTGCGGTCGATGTTGCCAAATTGAAACCTTGTGAGTTAGTTCCAACTTCAAATGCTGCTTCACCTGCTTTTGCAATTGGTGTTGCCGGATTCATACCATCAAATCCATTTTGGAATGCTACAACGAATTGTGCTGAAGTTGAACCTACTGATAATGAACCACCATTTACTGCATCTAATCCAAATGCTACGTTTTTACCTACACTTGCTCCTACTGGAATTGGTTTTAAGTAAATTGCGTTATCAGTATTTAAATCTAAATCGATACCACCATATTGTGATACTGATGCAGTTACGAATGATACGGATGGAATCTTTGAACTAATTGCTGCTGATGCAGATACTGGTAAAGTGTAAGCTTCGTGTCCGAAAGGTACTGCCTGTATAGGAGCTGCTACGTTTAAGTGAGCTACTCTAACATATTTTGAATTATTAACCCAATCACCACTTTCTGAAATTTTACCTTCAGAATTGATAGTTAATTTTCTATCACCAATTACTCTACTAATAAAGTTTGGAGAATTAGGGTCTAAGTTTACATTTGCCCAAGTTTCTAATACAGTCTTTTTCTTATTAGTATCAGCGTAATCTCTTACAACTACGGTAAATACACCATAATCAGTTCCGTTTACAGAACCAGCTGCTTTAATATTTGTAATACCTATTTTTACTTTAGTGTTTGCTGCATTACCTGCTCCGATTGTTTCAAATTGGAATAAAGGAGTTCTATCACCACTAATCAATTGAGATTGAATCATTGGTGTCAATGCTTCTTGTGCATCAAACGTAAAATCTTGTTCATCTAATACATTTACAGAACAAGATGCGTGTGAATCAAAATTTATACCACTATTTTTGAAATATCCATATACATATGCATCTTTAGAACCAAATGCCGATGTTCCAAATACAGCTTCAACATCATTTATATCGGTTACTTTTAGAGATGCCGATACATTTAATCCTCCATCTAAGTAGAAATCACCATTACCATCATTATCTGCTAAAGTTGCGGTTGAAAAACCTGCGTTTGCTCCTACTGCGGTATTAAATAAAATTGCTGCAGTTGAACCAGATACATCATATGTGATATCAAAACTAGCAGTAACTATATCATCTGCAAGTCTTGCAGCTGATTGTGATACGAATATTGAAGTAGGTGCTACTGTCAATCCACTACCTTTTTGAGTAATAGATATTGCACTAATTGTACCATTTGTAATTGTTGCCGATGCCGATGGATTCGTTGCAAATGTACCACCCTGAAAATATATAGGGGCTGTACCATTTGAAGTACCATCTGATGCTGAATAATTTGTTCCTGCTGATGATGTTAATAACGAATCAATTTGTCCTAAATTAGTTGCACTAATCAATAAAGGAGCGGTTTCGGTATATCCACCAACACCAGCTACTCTACAAATAGTTGCAGTTCCAGCTTCTCTTAAATATGATTGTACTGCTAATGGAGTATAATATGTATCATCAACTACTCCAAATAGAGTTTCGAATTCAGATTGTGAGTTAACGATTGTAGGAGTTAATGGTCCTTCTTTAAAAGGTCCGATGAATGCTGCACCGATTTCAGCTACACCCTGTTGTAAGAATGAAAGGTCGTTTTCTTTTGTAAATACGCCCGGTGATACTATTTTTTCTGCCATTTTGTGCTTTTATTTAATTTTTAATGTCTACTATAAATATAATCTTTTATTTCAAAACAACAAAAATATTATTTGTATGTTGGTGAGAAATGATTGTAAATGTTTCCCATATTCGTTCCACTCAATTGAGTGTTGTAGAATAATACTGGTCCTAAATGGCCGGTGTAGAAGTTAGTACCTTCAACCTGATTACCACCAATCATAATTTGTGCTGATGTAGTGTAAGTAGTTGAACCATTTGATACCGTTCCAATTGCACTATTATCTAAGTAGAATACATTTGTACCATTTTGAGCCGCTGTATAACCAACGAAGTACCAAACATTATTAGTTAAACTAAATGTGTTACTATTTCCACCACCAGTCGTTCCATCATGTAATAGATATGTACCATTTCCATATGAATATAAATAGAATGCCATAATTCTAGAAGGAGCGGAACTTTGTTTACCAAATATTAAATACCAACCTACCGATGGAGTTGAAGGTAATCTAAGCCATGCACCAATACTATATGCTGATGTATTAAATTGCGTTGAACCTCCACTAATATTTGATGATGTATCTTTAAAGAATAAATCACCGCCATCAAAAGAATAATATCTTTCTTTTCTACTTGCACCATTGTTATATGATGGGTTACCACCACTTCTCTCCATTGGAGATTGAGCAGATGGTCTAACACCTGTTCCATATCCTGTCAAATCTAACCAGTCCACCGATGGTGTGCCAGTTGATGGTAAAGAACCTGCTCCAAATGATGCCGTCTTAGTTGGGTCTAAATACATTCTTAAACCTGCTGCAGGAATAGATGGTTGTGCATTTGTACCACCAATTTTATTATGTGATATATATCCGTTTGAAATATAAACGTCAGCACTTTCAACATTAATAGTTACAATTTCAATATCTTCCTCTATCATTGCTATATCATAAACCAATTCTTCGGTTTCATCTGATTTTACTAATTTATCGCCAGGAAGAATATCTTCTACGTTTTTAAATTTATATTTTTCAATTTCGTTATCCCATACAAATAATGGGTGAGTACCCGTTGCTTTTATAGCACCATCGTTTATTGAAAAATAGCCAGATGCAAAGTTAAATGTTAAATCAGAAACTACTACCTCTTGTGGTGTACCTTCCAATGAATCTAAATGATGAAAACGCCATTCTATTTGGTCTGAATCTGCATCTAAATTCTCATCCGGTAATCCTGCTGGCACCCATGCTTTAATTACATCGCCAACATTTAAATCTTCAACATTGATTTCCGTATTGTTTGATAATTTTACTTTTGTACCAAATAATAAACAAAAATCAGGTTGGTTAATTGTATTATAAACATCCACTGCGTATAATACTTTTGTAGATGCTACATTATAGTTTGTTGCTGCTAAATTGTATCCATCTGCATATCTCATTGATAATGTAGATTGTGCTTCTGAATAGTTTGATGCTGCGATTGATGCCGGTGTGATTGGAAACGATGGAGATGCTCCTAATGTTGGAGAACCTACTGAAAAGTTTGCGTTATCAAATGATACCGTATAATTTGCAGCCACACTACCAACTCTTGCTCCATGCAAAGAACCTTGTGAGCCAAATGAAAACGTTGCTGTTTCTGATGTACTTTCTACTACATAAGTGTATGTAGGCAAATTTGCAGTTACAGAATCTACTGCGAATGAACTAAATGCTGCGGCTGTTCCCGCTGCAGCGTTCATTGAATTCATTGAAACTTGCTGAGTAGTTCTTGCCGAACCCTGCGTTGCTCTAAATAGATTTCCTAATGATAAATTTGTCCTTGGCATATGTTATGTATTATTCTCCGTTATAAATATCTAAAAGTTTTTCTTTCCAACTATCTTTATTTGAAAAGTTTTTAATCATCCAATTTTTAAGTTTTCCAAATTCCGTTTTACGGGTTTCGTAATCATCCTCACATATCGTTTTGTAGGTCTCTCTAAACGATAACGTATCACTCGCTTTGTATTTATAATCAAGTGGTACGTGCCATTTTTCATGTAATATTGGAAGTTTCCCCCAATCCACTGCTTCAAAAATTCCGTATCCGAATGGTTCATATTCAAAACAAGAATGAGAGATTCCCCAATCAAGTCCATAGAACTTTTCTTTATATTTGTAATCAAATTTGTAAATTTTTGCTTTTTCAAATTTGTATCCATATTTCTTTTTATAATATTTGTTGAATGTTTCTGAATTAGTAGAAATGAATCCACCTAACCCATCCATATATTCAACATTCTTTCTACCCTCAACTCTTGCTGCGTATCCTAATTCCGTTGAGTTTGAAAGTTCATTGTTTTTAATAAATGTATAATTGTTTGGAATATGATGTAAATTTTCCGTTTCATATGGAAAATGATACAATCCTACCCAAACTTTATTTTTAATTTTATTTATTAATTCGTTTTCGTATTCCCAATTTCCGTACCAATGCAAGTATTCATCTTTATCTTGCTGTGCCATTAAAGACACTTTAGTTAAATTATGGAAAACTATTGAATCAATCTTTTCCAAATTTTGATGAATAGCTCTGGTTGGAGTATAATGACCATGTAAAATATGTATCCTTCTTGCACCTTCTAATATTTCAATGATTTTATCTTCGGATGTTTCCCAAATATGGTCGATATCAATTGGAAATTCTTCGTAATTAGTAGGTTTATGTCTATGGAATAGAAGAAGTGGCTTCACTTCTAAATGAGGTGCCACTTCTTTTATCCAATTAGTTACCCATATATCAGCACCGCTGTTGAACCAAGGTCCTCCAGCGGTGGTGTAGTATATATCATACATTGATTATAAACCTATTTTTGCCTTCAATTCTTCAATTTGTATTTGTTGTTCTTTGATACCCTGAATCAACAATGCTACTAATTTGTCGTATTTAACTGCTTTGAAACCATTTTCTCTTGTCTGAACTAATTGAGGTAATACTACTTCAATTTCTTGTGCGATTACACCCACATCATTTCCTTCGTATCCGTGCTCAACTTTGTTTTCAGCTTTCCAATCATAAGTGTTACCACTAATCTTAGAAATCTTATCCAATGCATTTTCAATTGGAGTAATGTTTTCTTTGAAACGAATATCAGAAGATGAGTATGCTACGATATCATTTGTTGCATCGATTCTACCAGCGGTAGCGGATGCTGCCATACCTATACCCAATGAGTTGAATTGTGCGTTAGCAGAAGTTGCTACCGATTGTCCGATTGAGATAGTTACTGCTCCAGTTCCTCCACTTACAGTTACACCCGTTCCTGCAACGTTTGAAGTTACACCGGTGTTTGCAATTGTTACTCCGGTAGAACCATTATATGATGTACCACTTAATCCCGTACCAATTGTTAAGGTTGCTAAGTTAGAACCTAAAGAGATACCAGAAATTGTGTTATTTGTTAATCCAATTGTTGGAGTTGCTCCTTCACCACTATTGTTAGAAAGTGTGATGTTAGTTCCTGCTACTAAACTTGCAACGTAGTTACCCGTTGTATCAGTTCCTAATGCTACTGAATCAGCTGCGATTGTAGTTGCAAATGATACGTTACCTAAATTAGTTACAGTACCTGTACCCGTTACATCACCTGTTAACGTAATATTAAAATCTTTACCTTCTAAATCAGTTAATCTTGTTAATGCCGAAGAACTGAAAGAGTTTAAATTTGTAATTGAAGTAGCTTGTGTACCATTTGTAGATAATGCGGTAGATGCTGATGCTTCTAATGCCGTTAATCTTGTATTTTGTGTTCCGTTAGTTGTATCGTTTGAACCTGTATATGTATTTAAATTACTTACAGAAACATTTACACTTCCAGATGTTGATTCTAAATTGTTTAATCTTCCAACACTTGCAGTATAGAATGATGCGAATGTAGTATCATTTGATAAATCTACTGAATTGATTAAGGTTACGATTTCTGCAAATGAATCTTTATCTGCATCTGCTGCTAATAATATTGCATCCACTCTACCTTTTTCAGTTGTAATTCTACTATCTACTGATGTTGAATATGCTGAAAATCCCGTAGTTGAACTCAATGTTATTTGTGATGAACCACTTACTAATCCACTTCCACCCAATATTTGCGATGAACCACTAATTACACCATCTGCATCCAACTTACTCTTAATAGTTGTGTTGATTGAACCTGTGTAAGTGTTTAATGAATCTAATATTCCAATTACTTGTGATGAACCACTTACTACTCCGTTGTTTGCATTTATTGTTCCGTTAAACGATGTTGCAGTTACAGCACCTATTGTTGTAATTGAACCACTAACTCTTAATGAACCGGTTATTGATGTTACTGCTGCTGATGATGTACCAAATGTACTATTACCATTTGCTACCACACCACCATCCAAAGCTATTCCATTACCTGTATTGGATAATGTACCTACAATTTGACCAGCTGCTCCAACAAATTTGATTGAACCTGTTGATATATAAAGGTCTCTCCAAAAATAATTTTCAGAACCCAAATCAAATGCGTTTGTTACTGATGGAATAAGTGATGAACTTAAAGATGCTACTACATTAACAGTATCGGATGTTGCATCTCCTATTGTTAATTTTCCACCTAATGTTAAGTTACCTGCTATATTTGCATTTCCTGTAATATCCAATCCTGAACCAGAAATTGCACCGAAATTACCGGTACTTCCCGTACCTGTTGATGATAGTATGATATCGCCTGTTGCTCCACCTACTACTAATGTTCCCAATGTGGTGTTCACATATGGTTCTCCGAATGCTAATGAACCGGATTGTTGTGCGGTACTACCGCGTCTAAATTTAAGTCCCATTTTAGTTTACTCTTTTTTTTAGTTAAAGTACAAGAAATTCCCTATACCTCTATAAATATCTATTTATTTTCTAATTGCTTTATTTTATCCGATAATTCCTTAATTGCTTCAACTAATAATGGAATTATTTTTTCATATTGAACTGCTTTGTATCCATTATCCCTATTTGTTACAATTTGAGGTAATATATTTTCAATTTCTTGTGCTATTACTCCAACATCATTTCCTTTGTGAGAATGAATTGTATCGTATCCTTCTTTCCAATCATAAGTGTTACCACTAATTGATTCAACTTTTGATAATGCGTTTTCAATTGGTTTGATATTTTCTTTTAATCTAATATCAGAAGAAGAGAAAGCCACAATATCGGCACTTGCTATAATTTCACCACTTACTCCGGTAGCCGCAATCCCAACACCAATTGAATTAAATTGATAATTTCCTGCAGAACCACTATGAATTGTAGAACCACCTAAAACTTGCGATGAACCACTTACAACACCTGCTGGCATTTGAACTGAACTACTCCAAACTCCACTTCCACCCAATATTTGAATTGAACCACTAATTACTCCCGTAGGTAATAATGGAGTCACCTGTGATGACCCACTTACGATTCCAGCTGGTATAGAACTTATACTACCATATGTTATTTGTGAAGAACCCGATACTAATGTATGCGTTGCTGATGCTACTTCTTCTTTACCATTTATATCAGCCGAAATTGCGTCATTAAATGTTGCGAAGTTTTCTACATCATATATGTTCACTTGTGATGAACCACTCACTACTCCCGAAGGTAATATTGAAATTATTTGAGAACTACCACTTATTACACCATCTAAATTCAACTTAGTTTTTATAGTTGTATCAATTGATGATGTAAACGATTCTAAATTTGCTATTGAAATTATAGCAGATGCAGAAAATTGATTTAATGGTACTAAAGGATTTCCAGTACCAATTCCACCAATATCATATAAATATTGTATTCTATCCTCATGGTCAACAATGGATGCTGTTATTCTTACCAATGATGCGGTTACACTTGCACTAAATTGATTTAATGAAGATGTAGTTTGATGTATAGATGTTAAGTCACTATTTATTGAACTCGTATAAGTTTGTAAATTACCAAATTTAGTATTAACCGATTCAGTAAATTCATTTAATGATAATGTAGTTTGGTTAACACTTGCTGTATATAATGATAATGTATTAAATTTAGTATCAATTGTACCACTCCACTCATTTGCAGATGATGTATATGATAATAAAGATGCGGTTACTTGTCCTAATGTTACAAATCTATCATTAACTGAACCAGTATGAGTTTCTAATATTATAAACCTACTATTTACAGATGTTGTATATGTTTGTAGATTATCAAATTTCGTTTGAACATTTCCACTAAACGTTTGCAATGCAACTACTGAAGATGTTAATGAAGCAATTGATGCAGTCATTAAAGATGCCGAAGTATATAAACTCGCAGTTGCGGTATTTAAATTAGAAATAGAAATATTTAAACTTGCCGTTGTAGAGTTAATATTTGTAATACTAATATCAACACTAGCCGATTTTGTTTCTAAATTATCTAATCTACTATCTACCGATACTGAAAATGCGTTAAAGTCCGTTGAACCGGAAAGAACTCCATCGCCACCTGCTAATAGTAATTTACTTTCATTTCCAGCTGCTCCACCTTTCCAATAATCTAAAGTAGAATCCCATAATAAAGAACCTGAAATTGTATTTGGTGATGTTGGGTCTTTAACTAATAAACCACCATTTGCAACACCTGTTCCATTTAATTCAATTATATTATCTCCTAATTGAATCGTAGTAGAGTTTACTGCGGTTGTTGTTCCATTTACAATTAAATCTCCTACAATAGTTACGTTTTGTCCACTTACACCTATCGCAGTTTTAAGAGATGATGTATATGTATGAATTTCTGCTAAAGAAGTATCAACTGATGCTGATTTACTTTCTAAATTATTTAATCTACCATTATGTGAACCCGATGTTGTTTCTAAATTTGATAATCTGCCTAATGTAGAACCACTAAATGTATTAAGTGAGCCTGATGCGATTTCTAATTTATCTATTCTAGCATCTAAGCTAGTATTTATAGCTTGTACATATTCTTTAACGGCATATTGAGTTGGAACGGTATCTTCGCCATATAAACCTTGTGAGTTTAATAAAGTTGTATTATTACTTACTTCTTGTAATACAACTCCAACTGCTACACCATTTCTTCTAAATGGCCCGATTGCGTTAAGACCTGAAAGGTTAAATGAGTTTGCATCTATTGTTACTTCTCCCGTTAATTGATTAACCGAAAAGAAATCTCCAATTTTTAAATTACCTATATTATCAACCGTTGAGTAAAATACTTTACCTGGCGCAAATTCTATTATTTCTCTTGTTCTAATTGGAACTCCACCAAATTTTGGAAGCGCATTATATGTAACACCACTACCAACGTATTCCATTACTAATCCACCCGTTGAGATGTTTGATAATTGATGGAATTTAATTTGAGCATTTGTTGTAATTGAAGGAGGTGCTGGATAAGTTGTTACTCTTCTTTGATTCGGTTGTCCGCTTACTGCTGCCACATCCGTTACCAAATAGTCAACACCATTCAAAATCATATTAGAAGAAATATCAACACCTCTACTACCACTTTCTAATGCCATTAGCATTTCACTAACTCCACTAATCAATGCTTTACCAGCCACAGTTGTAGCTTGTATTCCTCCAGGACCTGGTGGGTCTATTGCTACCGATGGTTGCGATGTATATCCACTACCACCTGTTAATAATACAATTTCATCTATTGAACCATTTGCATTTATAGTTGCTTCTGCTGTTGCTTGAACACTTGCTCCACCTCCGGTAATTGTTACACCGGTTGTAGAACCAACATATCCTGCTCCATTTTCATCAATTACAAACCCACTTACTTGCGAAGTTTTTGTTTCTAAAGATGACCCGGTATTATATGTTGTTGGAAAATATGTTTTTGATACTAATCCTTCTCTACCAAAATCTATTACTGAATTTGAAATATTTGCAAAACCACCTGCTGCGGTTTTAAAACCATAAGTACAAAATGTAGTAAAGCAAGATACGAATTGTGCATATCCTTTATTAATTACTAAATGACCAGGTCCACCTTGGTTTACCTGTGTAAAAGCATCTGCTACAAATGATTCCAATGGAGATAATCCACTAACTAAATTACCATCTATTCTAATACCACCACCAGCTCCTTGCTCATCTATTACACCCGAACCAATTACAGCGTTTGATTCATTTCTTACATCATTTACATTGTATGGTAATCGTGCGTAATTTGCAGTTCCAGGTATAAGAGATAGTAAAGTACCATCGGTTGTAAATGGACCGGTGATTGACGAACAGTTTTGAACATATGGTGATGTTGTAATAATTGGTCGTTTGGTTGTAGGCGCTTGAATGGAGATATGTGGTTTTTCACCCGCAACATATCCACTACCATTTGTATCAATACTAATTGATAACGTTCCACCGGATACAGTTGCGGTTGCAGTAGCTGCTACTCCGTCATCAGCATTTGGTTTTTCTATAATAACATTTACATTCTCACCATCAACATATCCACTTTCAGTATGTACCATCGTTATAGTACCAATACCACCGCCACTTATTGTTGCGTTTGCAGTAGAACATGGGAATGAAAAACAGAATGAAGGGTTTTGTAAATTTAAAAATCTTAAACCATAAAAGTAGTTTCCATCGTGACAATGGAAAAAATCTTTTGTAGGATTTGATGCAGTTAATCTTACTGTTCTTAAATTATCACCAACAATTGCAACTCCAGGAGGAACTGCTATTGGATTATTTTCAGTATAATTACCACTACCTACAAAAATTGTAGTTCTTTGTATATTCGATGCAATCGTATCTCCTAAAGATGCAACTGCTGCTTTAATCGTTTTAAATGGATTATGTTGAGTACCATCATTAGTATCATTTCCTTGTGGAGAAACATATAATCTTTTAGAACCACTCATTGCATTTTCTAATAAATCCATTCTACTATCAACGGATGTACTAAAAGGTCCTTCTAAATAATCTAATCTACTATCTACCGATTGAGAAAATGCTTCTAAATTACCTATACCTGCTATTGAACCCGAAATAACTGATGCTGATACTGTATTAACATATAAATTTCTATACCATCTACCATCATTACCATTTGGTAATGTTGAAGCTTTTCCTAAATCATATACTCTATCTGCATCTGGTATAATTGAAGAACTTAAATCTGCATTGAATACAACACTATCAGAAGTAGTATCACCAATTGTAATAGTTCCACCCAATGTAATATCCCCCGTAACATTGAAAGAGCCCGTATTTACTGCATCCAATTTTGCTAATTGTATGTTAGTTGCGTTATCAGTTCCTACATATATGGAACGTGATTGTTCGTGTAGATACAATTCACCATCTTGTAATGTAAGTACTGAATCTGAACCTCTTCTTATTTGAAATATAGCTGCCATTTAATTCTATTATGTTTCTTATAAATATAGTAATATATTTTTTCTTTTATTATAGTCCGAATCTGATTCTATCTATATTATACTTTTGGAAATGTATCTTTAACCGATTGAATTGATTGAAACCATTCTCCATTTGTAGATAAACTTCCGCTTTGGTTTAATTCGTGCCATAGCATATCTAATTGATTACCCAATGAAGGATATATTTCCTGTCTATCTCTTTGATATTGGGTATTTTGCCATTCTTCTAACCCAATATAAAATCCGTATCTTTGTTCTTCTGTAAGTGGAGTTCCATCGATTGGGCTTAATAGTGGTTCTCCGTTATCTAATTCATGTATCATATTATATAATTATTTTACTCTTGTTAAAATTGATGATTCGTATCCTGCTGAATTTAATATTCGTATGTTGAAATAAACAGTTAGTCCATTTTGTCCCGATGTGTTAGTAAATCTTAACCAATTTCTGTCAACGTTACCTTCTTGATAATGGGATACC